AACGAAGCCCACGAAGAAAAGCACCATTTCAAAAAACTTACAAATTATCTACAGGACTGGGGATCCCTTTCAAAACTTCCTCTCATAGAACCACAGGAAATAAATTTTATTGATCTTTCAGATGCTTTGACAAGAGCGTATAATATGGAATATCAATTAATGTTAGATTATCAGGAAGTTTCTGATATTGCCTTTACTTCCCATCTGGTTACATTTGATTTTCTTAAGTATTATAGGGATATTCAAAATGAATCAGTCATACAATATTCAACCCTTTTGAATAAATTAGCAACTTATCCGAAAGAAATGGAAGTATTTTTTATTAATGAATTAGAATAATGCAAATATTTAGATGTTCTGCATGTAATAAGGTTCTTTATGAAGCTGAAATAATCAAAGGTACAATAAAGAAAAAATGTAAATGCGGATGTATGAATGTTCATACATTTTCACCTGATACCAGGACATTTGCTGAAAAGTTGCATTTAGTAAGAAAATAATATAATTTGTTTTTAGCGTCCATTAGCGGCCATTAATCTTAGGATTGTTGGCCGTTTTTTATTTTTAATATGACACATATATCTTTTTTAGTTTGGTGTTTAGGATGGCCACTTATTAACGGGACCATGAATTTATTAAATATGATATTATTACCAAAAGAAAGTAAAACTCAAAGGCTTACTATTTGGCTGTTTCTTATTATTTACGGAATTATAGGTTATTTTCTTTATATATGACATTCGGACAACAAATATCAACATTAAGTAAACGCTTTGGACAATTTGCGAATAAGTCAATGGTAGTTGATGTTGTCAATTCATTTGGTTATCGTGGAGAAGGTGCTAATGATGGCGGTCAATGGTTTTTTGGCAATAATGGCATTGATCTTCATTTTAAATATAATGGGCATCAAAGCGGTATAGATGCCTATTCAAAATGCCCCCCGGTGACAGCAATTATAAACCGAAAAGCTCAGGCATTTATAAATGGGATAACAAAAATAGAAAATACTCAAGGCAAAGAATCAAACTCAATTGATGCAAAAAAAATAAAATCCTTGCTTAGAAATCCAAATCCGCTCCAGACCTGGAAACAATTTGAAGCACAAGCAATTATTTATATGCAGTTATTTGGGTTTGTGATTTGGCTTCCTATCAAACCGGCAGGATTTCCAAATATTGATAGTACTGCTGTATGGAACATACCACCTTATATGGTTGATGTAAAAGAAACAAAAGAACTTTTTTATAAAAATCCTAACGGTATTATTTCGAAGATTATTTTAACTTATAAAAATGTAAAGACAACCATCAACATAGAAGATATTGCAATTATAGAAGATTTTACACCAAATTTTGATTCCCTTGTTATTCCTTCATCAAGAATAGAATCTCTTACAATGCCAATAACTAATATCGTAGGAGCTTATGAAAGTAGAAATGTATTAATTAATTATCGTGGAGCTTTAGGGATTCTTTCGAATGATAGTAATACTCAAATGGGAGTAATGCCTTTAAATCCATCTGATAAAGAAGCTATTCAATATGACTTTCAAAGATATGGCCTAAAAAAATCACAATGGCAGGTAATAGTTACTAATGCTGCTCTTAAATGGCAACAAATGGGTTATGCCACTAAAGATTTGATGTTATTTGAGGAAATAGCTGACGATACAATGAAGATATGTGATGCTTATGGTTATCCTTATCGGCTTTTAAGTAGTGAAAAAGCCGCTTCATATAACGATGTCAAAGAATTTAAAAAAGAACTTTATCAGGATACTATCATCCCGGAAGCTAATTCCTTTTATGAACAGGTGAATCAATTTTTCCATTTAGAAGAATTTAATTTAATTCTCAAAAAGGATTATTCACAAGAAGCAGTAATGCAAGAAGATATAAAATTAATGAGTGCCGCTTATTTCGATCTTGCAAAATCCACACAAATGTTATTTTTAACGAATGCTATTACTCTTAATCAGATAAGAAGTATGATGTCTAAAATAGGAATATTCGGGACTTTGCCTGAAACTTCCGATGGCGATAAATATTATTCAGATATAAAGGATTTAATTGGTAAAGCAACTTTAAAAGGTGGCGAAATTAGCCAAGTAGATATGGGTGATGAAGCCAATGCAGAAAATACAGGAAAATCATTTAAAATCATAATGACATGATAACAATAGCAGATATTAAAGAAAAAAAAGGCAATAAACCTGTCAATTATAAAGAATATAGCTTTAAATCAGGCGATGTTACTATTGATGATGAAGGTAAAAAGGTATCAGGTTATCTTGCTGTTTTTGGAAATAAAGATGATGATGACGATATCCTTATTAAAGGATGTTTTGCTAAGTCTATCCGGGAACGTGGCCCACAATCGGCAACCTCAAGAAAGATCGCTCATTTATGGCAACATAAAATGGATGATCCATTAGGGAAATATTCAGTATTAAGGGAAGATGATTTCGGGCTTTATTTTGAAGCCAATTATGACGATATCCCTTCGGCTGACCGTGCAATAAAACAACTCAAATCCGGGACATTGAATCAATTCTCAATAGGATATCAATATATCTGGGACCAATGCGAATATGATTCGAACTTACAAGCTTGGATTTGTAAGGAACTTAATCTTTTTGAAGGATCAGTGGTTACTTTAGGTGCTAATGAAATGACTTATTATAGTGGAATGAAATCATCTCAAAAAAAGGAGGCTATTGAAGAACTTCTTAAAGAAACTGAAAATTTCATTAAAGGGCTTCCAGAACACAAACAATATGCCGCTCGTCAGATAATGGCAAAAAATATTTCATTAGCCGAATCTAAAAAGAAAAAAGATGAACAGTCTACTCTTGAAAACGATCAAACAGATGATATAAATTTAAAATGTGTAAAAGATGCTATAGGGAATCTTACCGATGGAATGGATATCTGTGATGATTATGCAGATGAAATCGATAATGACGATCTGTTAACATCATTAAAATGTATGAAGGAATCCCATGCTGGGCATTTATCAACAATGAAGGCTCATGCATTTGATATAATGGAAGGCAAAAAGTCACTCAACACATCTGGGGCCGGTACCGGAAAACCACCTCAAAGCGAAAAGCCGACAGCCGAAAAATTGTTTAATCACTTAACCTTTTCAAAATGAAAAACATACAATTTGATGTAAAGGGGTTGACTGGTACCGACCTTGCCGCAGCCGAAGCTTTAAATAAAGCTTTTGGTGAAATGCCGGAACTAATGACACCCGAAGATTACAAAAAGGAGATTAAGGGCCTTTTTGGAAACCTAATAACTGATGAAGGTAAGTTATCGGTTGATGCCGATATGTTTAAAAAACTTGCCGATCAGTTAGATGAAAAGACCGAAGGTTCATTAAAGAATATCTTAATGAAACAAGGTGAAATTATTAATAAGTTACAAGAAAAACAGGTAACAGGTAATTTCAATGTAAAATCAATCGCCCAGATTCTTTACGGGATGAAAGATAAACTCACAACTTATAGGAAAGAGCATACAGGAGGTGAAGAATTTCACCTTAAGGCAGTAACAAGTATTGCAAGTAGTACCAGCGTTCCGGTAGTTCCTGCAAATCCTTATTTCCCTTTGCCAGATGATACCGGTATTTTTGTAGATATTCAATTACCTAAACTGTTTATCTTAGATTATATCGATAAAGGTGAAACTACTTCTGCTTCTCTTCTTTGGACTGAACAGGGAGCTTCGGTATGGGGAGCTGCAATAGTTTCTGAAGGTGCTGTAAAACCATTTACCACCAAACAGGCTATTCGCAGGGTAAGCCAATACTTTAAGATTGCTGCTGTAATTACCTTAACCGAAGAATTGGAAAAAGATATTCCGAAACTTGCAACCAATTTCAAAAGGTTATTTACAGATGAAATCTTACGTACTCAGCATAATAGGATTATAAGTGATATAATTGCTATTGCTCCTGGTTATGTTTCAGTAACAATGAATGGGCTTATCAAAGACCCGGATTTCTATGGTGCAATTGCAGCAGCAGTGTCACAAATTGAAAACCTAAACTTTGAACCTGATTTCCTTGCTGTAAACCCGTCTGATTTCTGGACAATGAACCAAAATAAAGATAGTTTGGGACATTATAATATCCCTCCTTTTGTTGAAATCGATATGGGTGAAATGAGATTTGCTCAACTTCGTTTGATCGTAAATCCGGCTATTGCAGTAGGTTCATTTATGGTTGGAGATGCAAAGACTTATAAAGTTGATGAATATGAAGGTTATACTATGAGAGTAGGCTTTATTAACGATGACTTTGCACGTAATCAATCATCAATAGTAGGTGAAGTAAAATATCACAGCTATATAGCAACAAATCATATAAATGCTTGGGTATATGCTCAGTATGCTACTATCCAGAGCGCAATTGCTATAGCTCCTGCCGCTTAATCATTAATACTAAATATATGGCAACAAAGAACGCAACAGAAGAAATGGAAAAGCTGAAAAAGCAAACAAAGCTTGAACCAGGTGAAAAAGTGATCAATATGTATTCAACAGTTGAAATGGAATCTTTAGGCAATGGTTGTTACCATCCTAAAGGGACTAAATTCAAAGTACATCCTGAACATGTAAAACATCTTGAAGAAAAGAAATTTGCTAAAAAGGTAATCGGTTCAGAAAAAACCGAAATCCCTGAAGTTGATAAAGCTCGTGAAGCCGAATATATAAAAGTATAATCATGTTAATAGATATCTCATATTTTGTTGGTGAACTAAACATCCCGAATACGGATCAAACCGAAATTGCGGAACGTTTAA